GATTTTGATTATATTTCCGGTGTCAAAATGCGTAAAGCTCGTGAGATTAAGAACTTTAAGCAAGACTTAGATGTAAATCAAAAGCTCTTTGAAGTTGCAAAAGAGTTTGTAGCATAAGAGCTGCCATGTTGTTTGAGGGGGGAGTTGCCGCTCCCCCCATAACACATTTCTTAAATTTTTTTACAATATTTCGATACGAATGAAAGAATCACGATCTGTTGAATCTATTATGATTCAAGCTGATAATTGGGGGTTAAGAGCCGAAGTGAGAGCTACAGCTATTGCACTTATCAAAGATAATCCCGCACTCAATACAGGGTCAGCCTATGCTATGGCGGCTTATGAATGGGACGTTTAATTAGTATTTTTTTAATTTTTTAATTTTTTTATCATGGAATTTATTCCTTATTTTGAACTTGCAGTTATTACTGCTATGGCCGTTATGATGTTTAACATGTATTCTCGCGTTAATATGCTTGAAGAAGCAATTGACGAAGTCGACGAAGCCATCGATGAGATGGATGCAGATCTTGAAGAAGATTTTGCATACGTAGAAAATCAGGTTACTACTCGATAAGATTTAAAATGAATTTTAGGACAGTAAGTAACACAAAGGTTAATCCTATTATTTATACTGCCCAAATTATTCAAAAAAATCCTTTCGTTGAAACACATATAGGAACCGACTCTCAAAGGGTCGGTTCTTATATCAATTATGTAACTGCTATTGCTTATCGTTACCCTATGAAGGGGGTTCATTATATTTATAATAAACATGCCTACCCCCCTAACAAAGATAATTGGAGTAGGTTATGGTTTGAAACAGAACTTACTATGAAAGTAGCAGAACGCTTAGCATTAAATCTCCCCGGAATTAGATTTGAGATTGATATGGATTATAATAATGATAAGGATTATATGAGCCATAAGTTAGTATCATCTGCTAAAGGATGGGCTGAATCTCTTGGATATAAAGTTAATATAAAGCCCACCAAGCAAATTGCAACGAGGGCAGCAGATCAACATTGCAGATGAAATATTGGACATATAATACAAGTTATAGCGATTTAGAAATTATTTATATTTATAAACATGGAACATCGATTAATAAAGGCTATAAAAAAACAGGCCGAAGCTGATAAAGAAGAAGCACTACTCACATTAGAACTTCTCACTGAAAGCCCAGCAGGGATTGGGGAGCATACATCAGGTCATTTTCTTGAAGAGGGGAAAAAAGCCCTCCATAAATTAGGAGAATCTGAGGATTTGCTTGAAACTATAGAACGTTACTTTGGACATTAATAAAATATTTGGTGCGTTTAATTCTTCATCTAAAGATGATGGATGGGATTATAAAGGGGTAAATTATTACAGCCCTCGAACCCTTCCTGATATTGATGAGAATCATCCCCGATATTTTGTTAAAATGTTCCAAAAATTAGTAATAAATTATACAGGTTATAGTGATAAGATTATTGATTTTTTTGGACAAGCAGACCCTGAGCTTAATATAGGTGAAGTAAAAAGAGCTGGGGAGTCTATGTTATTTAATAAAGCTTATAACTATATACAAAATATTGATATTCAAGATGAATACCATGTTAGGGTGTTATTCCAAGAAGTAAATCCTAAATTAAAAGAAGCATTACAAAAAACCCTTTTTTACTTTGAAAATGAAGAAGAATACGAAAAATGTGCAATTCTTAAAAAATACCTTGACTTCTTAAATTTTTCATCGTAACTTCAGTTACAAATATAAAAACTATGTATTTTAGACAACATATCCAAAAGAAACTCGAAAATCTCGAGGCAAAATTAAAGCATATTGAATTCCATAATGGAAGAGGAAATAGGCAAGAAATTAGCGAAGCTAAATCTGAGTGTGAAAATTTAATAGGAGAAATTAAATCTACTATTGAACGTGAACCTATTACTCCTAACGAACAAAATAAGTACTAATGTTTACAGCCGAACAAATTCAAACAAATTGGGAAGAATTCTGCAACAATATCAAGTTGTGGGTTACCGGAGATCGCCAAAAGGAACTCCTTAAGTTTTATAAAAAATATGAGGATCGCGTTATGATGATGCCAGCAGCTCATAAAAAGGAATACCACAATGCCTTCCCAGGGGGCTATGTTGACCATGTTAATAGAGTTGTAAAATGTGCTCTTAATATTAATGATGTTTGGGTTGAAATGGGTGTAGATAACACAACTTACACCTTGGAGGAACTCGTATTCTCGGCTATTAACCATGATCTTGGAAAAATGGGTGATGAAGAACATGAATCTTATATTCCTCAAACTGATAAATGGAGGAGAGAAAAGCTAGGGGAAGATTATATGTTCAACAAAGCTCTTCCCTTCGCTTCAGTTCCAGATCGTGGATTATTTTTACTTCAGTCCCATGGGATTCAATATAATTTTAATGAAATGGTTGCTATCCAGACACATGATGGGTTATATGATGATGCTAATAAAAAATACTTATTTGCTTACCAACCAGAACAAAAACCACGTACTTCTCTTCCCCTTATCCTCCACCAAGCCGACTTAATGGCATCTCGTATCGAATTTGAGCGTGAGTGGTTACCTAAATTTAAAAATTCCGTGCCCCCCCAGGAAAAAGATTTTATATTAACCACAGAATCTAAAAAATCAACAAAAGACAAAGCACTTTCCCAAATTCAAAGTAAAGGTCTTAAAGATTTATTTGATAAATTATGATAGAAACAATAGTAATCAGTGTATTAAGTGTAATAGTTGTAGCCTTAGCATTTACTACTATTAACCTTTTACGTAAGAATGAAAAACAAGAAGATATATTGGCGGGGTATATAACCTATCTTGACCAATTTAGTAGAATAATAGAATTTTCGGATGAAAAGTTAAAAAAGATTGATGAAAGAGGAATATTTAAAAGCGATGATGAAATCGGTTTTATGTATGAACAAATTAAAGAACTACAGAAAATTCTATCTAACTTTAGGATAGATAAACTATGAGCACATTACCCCCCCGAAAAAGGAAAAAGAAGACAAAAAATCAATATTTTACCCAAGAGACAGAAGATGCTATTGTTAGATACAATGGCTCTTCTGATCCCGAAGAGCGTAGTGAAATCTATCGTAAGGATATTCACTATGCTTTTTTTAAACTTACCGAAAATATTATCCATACTTTTAAATTTTACTATACAGAAGTAGATAATATTGAACACCTCCAACACGAGGTTATAACATTCTTATTAAGTAAGATCCATTTATTTGATCCTACACGTGGAGCAAAAGCATTCTCATACTTTGGGACAATTGTAAAGCGATATTTAATTATACAAAATACCCAAAACTATAAAAAAAGGATAGATAAAGCCCCACTTGAAGAGCTCTATCATAATTTAGATCATTCTTATGATATGGATTATAACCCATATGAAAAGGATGATCTTTCAGATTTTATTGATGAATTTGTAGAACATTGCACAGAAAATATTTATTTGTTATTCCCTAAAGAAAAAGATGCTCAAGTAGCAGATGCTATATTAGAATTATTTAGGAAAAGAGAAGTAATGGATATTTTTAATAAAAAAGCCCTTTATCTTTTAATTAGGGAAATGGTAGATGTTAAAACCCCTCATATTACAAGGGTAGCTAATCAATTGGGAGAAATATTTAAAGAAAATTTCATATTTTATAAAGAATATGGATATGTTAAATTTGATTAACCCATATTTATTGTCATGGGACAATTAAACAAAAATATATTTGGCAACAAAAAATTTGCAGATATCCTCGAAGAAATCTACAACAACCAAAAGAAAAAAGAAGAACAAATTTCCACCCTTATCTCAGAACTAAAACCTTTAATTCAAGATATTGGGGATGCTACTTTAATAGTACCCTTACTTAAAGAATACCTTGAAATATCTGTTAAAAATGATGAGCAGCTTATTAAAATGGCAAATATTGTCCAAAAAGCAGTCCAAACGGATGTTAGTGAGGATGATTTTGGTATGACTGATGAAGAAAAAGAACAATTATTGGGGGAAATAAAAAAATTCGGTAAAGATAAAAAATAATGGCAAGAGAACACCGTGGTATATCTGCCATTACGGGATTTAGGCAGAAAACTAGAATTTCTGATGGTGAATTTGATGAGGATATAGTTTCTGTAAGGGTAACAGATATTATATTAGACGATAGTCATGATTTGTTTAAAGAATATGGAGAATGGAATTCTATAGGTACTATATTTTTTGATAGTATAGAAACCCCAGGGGCAAAATCTTCTATTAATACCGCTACTTCTTTATATTCTAATCAAAAATTTTACCCCCTTATTAATGAGCTAGTTCCCTTAGTTTTTCTTACATCTGCCGATAGTCAATTAAATACTAATAGAAAAAAAGCTTATTATCTTCCTTCTATAAATTTATGGAATAGTCAACACCATAATGCTCTCCCTGATCCTACTACTGAGGTAGCACAATCTAGTTTAAATGATTATGAAAATGCCGAAAGAGGAAATGTAAGAAGAGTAGAAGATCAATCAACTGAGATTGATTTAGGAGAGGGATTTAATGAAAAAATTGAAATACATCCTTTACAACCCTATATAGGTGATAACATTTTTGAAGGAAGGTGGGGAAACTCTATTCGTTTAGGAAGCACTGTAAAAAATAAAAGTAACAATTGGTCTCAAGTTGGAGAAAATGGGGATCCCCTTATTATTTTAAGAAATGGGGAAAGAAGTAACATATCGGAAGATAGTTGGGTACCAATTTCTGAAAATATAAATGAAGACAAATCATCCCTTTATTTGACTAATGGGCAAAAAATACCAATAGAAGTTGTTAGTGATATTTTTGATAGCCACACACAACCCCCCATAAAACCTAAAGAATATACGGGTAATCAAGCTATATTAAACTCTGGGAGGTTAGTATTTAATGCTAAAGATGATAATTTAATTTTAACTGCTAGGGATTCTATAAGTTTATCTACTCCCTCTTTAGTAGGAATTGATTCTAATAAATTTGTAGTTGTAAGTGAAAGAATATATTTAGGAGATAAAGATGAAGATCAATTACAACCTCTTCTTAAAGGTGATGATACTATTAAAGAGTTAGTAAGAGCCTTAGAAGAAATATCTAAATGGATGGAAATATTTGTAGGAGTTAAAGATGATAAATTATCAGCACAAGCTTCTACAGCTAAGCAATTATCTTTTATTTTAAAAAGTGATATAATTCCTAATTTAAAAAATAATTGTAAATCTAAACAAAATTTTACATTGTAATGGCTCAATTTGGAATAGACGTACAAGGGGTTAAAAGTACTATACCTGGGGATTTAAAGTTAAAAGCTTTAAGCACCTTACGTCCTATTATTTTAAATAAAGGACTATCAATAGTCAATCAAATGGTTCCTCCTTTATTTGCTGAGGTAGCTAATTTTGAAAATGTTTGTCCTAGTCCTACTAAAATTAAAAAAATTATTAATAAAAGGAATAATATTGTAGAACAAGCTAATGAAATTGCTCAATTTTTATCAACAATATTTGCTGCTTTAACTTTAGCTTCTACTATATTAGGTACTATAATTACTATTATTAAAGTAGTAAAATCCGCTAAAACCATAGTACAAGCCATAGCATCTTTTATACCTATCTCCCCAGGTGCTATTCCGGGGGGGATTGGCACAGTAGGAGATGCTTTAAATAGTGCAGTAACTAAAGCAGATGGTTCTCCTAGAATAGTTCCTGTTAAAGAGTCTATTGATGGGTTATTAATACCTTTAGGTATGGTAATCGCCGCTATTGCAGCTTTAGTAGGTGCTTTGAGTGGGTTAGATAAAAGTATTGCTAATTGTGTAACCCCTGTTGCTAACCCTAACCCGGGAAGTAATGGGGGAGGAAGCCAAGGAGGAAATAACAGCCCAATGGGTGATGTTTTAAGAGGACCACTTTTAGCTGTTAATATTGAAGATTCAGGTAAAAATTATGCAAATGGAGTTTATACAAATGTTAATCTTTTAGGAGGTGATGGGAATGGTGCTAAAGCTGATATTATAGTTCAAGGGAATAAAGTTGTTAGAGTAACACTTACAGAAGGAGGGCAAGGGTATAGTAAAGAATTATTTGATCCTAAAAAAGGTTTTAAAAATCCTAACTATCTTACTGTAAAAAAAAGAAGATTAGGTAAAATCAAATTTAATGCCGATGAGTTATTAGAAACTGTAAAACTTAAAAAGAAGATTGTTAAAAAACTTGAAAAACAAACAGTAATAGGTGAAGGCTTACTTCTTTCTGTAAAAGAAATTGGAGCACCATCGGACTCAGGAGGAAAAGATCAAGAAAAATCAAACATTAATATAGGAAAAGATGGGATTAATATTAATGATAATTCAAACGAAGTTGGAAAAGTAATTAAATTAAAAGTTTCTAAAAAAGGAGGAGGATATGATAATGGCATATTTGAAAATGTGGCTTTACAAGGGGGTTTTGGAAAGGGAATTGAAGCTTCACTTACTATAGAAAATGGAAGATTGAAATCTGCTTTTACTACTAAGGGTGGAGACAATTATAAAAGAAATGACATTTTAACTATTCCTTCTAATATAGCTAATAGTAGTTTAACAGGAATTGGGGCTCAGATAGGAGTTGAAGATATAGGTACTACAGGTATAATAGGTAATAATGGAATAATAGAAAATGATGATTCATTAGAAACAGGAAAAGGTAATGAATTAGAAATTGTAGAAGAAGGGCAAAATTATATTGATGGTAATTATAAAAATATCCCTTTACAAGGAGGTAATGGTACAGGTTTAACAGCAGATTTAGTTATAGAAAAAGGAAAAATCACATCTTCTAGAGTTACTAAAGGAGGTGTAGAGTATAAAAAAAATGATAAATTCTCTATACCTTTAAATTATATAACATATCAAATTCCTTTAAGTGGAGTATCAAACCAAAAAAATAGTCCTAGTTTCTTAAGTGGGGAAGGAATAGGAAAAGGAAATGGTGGTGGAAGTTTATCAACTATTCAAAATGCCCTTTTAAGCTCAGCACAAGTAGCTGAAGATTTTTCCCCTTTTTCCGTTCAACGTCTTCCTCAAAGCTTTTCGTCTGGGGGAGGGGAAGGTGCTGCCTTTAGAATTGAATTTACAGGAGAAAAAGGGAATGCTACCTTAACTAAAATTACAGTTTGTGAACCTGGGTATGGTTATTCACTAGGAGATACTATTACTATTACTAATTTTGATATAGCTACAGCGGGTGGTGTTACCTCTGAAGGGGTAAATTTTATAGGTACAGGGGATTTAGTTTTAACTATTACTCCTAATAGTTTGTCTCCTTTAATACCTACATTAAATAGTAGAAAGAATATAGGTAATGGTACTGGTGGATCTGATGTTGCTATTGGTACAGGAAATGGAGTAGGAGCATTATTTAATTTAAAATCTATTACTCCTATAAGTGAGAATAGTAAAATATTAAATAATAGTACAGGATTAGTAACTTCAACTCCTTTAACTAATCAAGAATATATTTCAAAAGAAGAAAAACTTTTAGCTGTATTACAAGGGGGTCCTCTTTTAATAGAAAACTCAAATGGTGAATCTATAGAACTTCCAGGTTTAACTATATTAGACCCAGCCTTAACTCAAATTGCTAAAGGAGCTCAAGAAGGAGCAGAAACTATAAATGAATCTTCTTATAAAGGATTTATTTTAGATATTGAAACTCGACAATTTTCTCCTACTTTAATTCAACGTAGAGGTATAGCAATTAATCCTTCAGGTATTGTAGAAACTACAACTGAGTTTTCATTTGCTACCCAAGAAAAAGTTCTTATAGAAGATTTAAAACTTATTATTGATGAATTAGATCTTAGAGCAGATTACTCGGGAGTAAATTTAGGGGAACAAATAACTTCAACTGATTCCGAGGTATCTTTACCTAATCAATAAAATTAATATTTTTAATATTTATAAACAATGAAACAAAGTGCATTAAAATCATTAATAAAACAAGCTGTTAGAGAAGCTATTCAAGAAGAATTAAAAGATATCCTCCTTGAAGCAGTTCGTTCTCCTAAACAAGTAGTTGTAGAAAATGTTCAATCCCCAAAAGTAGTTGAAGGACCCTCAATGAGTTCTAATGAAAAAAGGGATGCTTATAAAAACATAATGGGAGATATGAGGGCCCAACTTACTTCTCAAAATGTTCCTAAACCTTTTAACCCCCAAGGAGGAGCACCAGGCATGGATCTCCCAGCGGGTGAAGTTAATATGGACCAAATAATGGGATTAATGAATGGATAATGGCCATAAAGCAAACTAACATATTTCCTATTGATAAACAACCACGAAATGCGGTAGGTGTTGCTTTCCCTTTCACTTCATATTCTCCTAATGGTGCTACCCCCTTTAAATTAAATTATACTACACAAGATCAACTTAAATCTAATTTAGTAATTTATTTCTCAACTAATAAAGGAGAAAGGCCCTTAAATCCCAATTATGGAGGGAATTTAAAAAGACTTTTATTTGAGCAACTTACATCTGATACTAATGAGATTATTGAGTCCATTATACGAGATGAATTAGCTTTATATTTCCCTGAAGTTATATTAAAGTCTTTAGAAATACTCCAAAAAATAGATTCTCAACAAATATTAATAGTTATGAGATATGTTGTGTTTAATAACGAAGAAGATTCTTTAGAAATTAATTTTAACCCCTAATGGCTTTAAGTAAAAAAATAAATAGAGATATTAAATACGTTAATAGAGATTTTGATACCCTTAAAACTTCACTTGTAGAGTATTCAAAAACCTATTTTCCTACTACATATAATGATTTTGGCCCTAACTCTCCAGGCTCCCTTTTTATGGAAATGTCTGCTTATGTGGGTGATGTATTGTCTTTTTATCTTGATAATCAAATACAAGAAACTTTTTTACAATATGCTCGTCAAGAATCTAATTTGTATGATTTAGCTTATATGATGGGGTATAAACCTCAAGTTTCAACCGCAGCTGTAGTTGATGTTGAAATTTTTCAACAAGTACCTTCAAAACAAATAGCGGATAATTTAGTAGTACCTGATTTTGATTATGCTCTTTTATTTTCAGAAAATACAAGTTTAACTTCTACTACAAATTCAACAGGTTTTATAATAGAAGATTCTATAGATTTTTCTTTTTCCTCTTCACAAGACCCTACAGAAATTTCAGTATATCAAATATCAGGAAATAAGCCTGCATATTATCTTTTAAAAAAGAAAAGAAAAGCAATTTCTTCAAATATTAAAACTAATAGTTTTACTTTTACAAGTGTAGAAAGATATCCTACTATTACTATTAAAGATACTAATATTATAGGAATTTTAGATGTAACAGATAGTGATGGCAATGTTTGGACTGAAGTACCTTATTTAGCCCAGGAAACTATATTTGAACCTATTAAAAACAAAAATCCTTTTAGCCCTGATCCTAATTCTCAAGATGATGTAAATGAGGTTCCTTATTTGTTAAGGTTAAAAAAAGTACCAAGAAGATTTGTTAGTAGATTTACATCTAAGACTGAATTAAATATTCAATTTGGAGCTAGTACTAATCAAAATAATATAGATGAAACTATAATCCCTAATCCTGATAATGTTGGAATAGGTTTGCCTAATAATATTAATAAAACAAAAACTGCTTTTAATCCTTCTAATTTTTTATTTAGTGGGACTTATGGGGTAGCACCCTCAAATACTACTTTAACTGTTAGGTATTTAAAAGGTGGTGGAGTTGGAGCTAATGTTGAATCTAATACTATTAATACTATTAATAATGCTACTATTAAATTCCAAAACGATAGTTTAACAAAGACTAGTTTAGCCCAAACTATATTCGATTCAGTAGAAGTTAATAACCCCTCAGCAGCTTCAGGAGGATCAGATGGTGATTCTGTAGAAGAGATTAGGAATAATTCTTTAGCTAATATAGGAGCACAGCAAAGAACAGTAACTGAAGAAGATTATTTAGTAAGAACTTTAAGTTTACCTCCCCAATATGGTACTATATCAAAAGCTTATATAGAACCTGAAAAATTAGAAAATCTTCTTCCTGGGGAAAGTCAGTCTTCTTTAAATTTATATATTTTAGGTTATAATAATAATAAACAACTTAGTATAACTTCTAATACTTTAAAAAGAAATTTAATTACTTATTTATCTGAAAATAGAACTATAGGAGATTCTATTAAAATAAAGGATGCTTTTATTATTAATATAGGTATTGATTTTAATATTATAATATTACCCAATTTTAATAATAATGAAGTTGTAAGAAATTGCATTATAGCTATTCAAGAATATTTTAATATTAATAACCAACAAATTAATCAACCTATTTATACTAGAGAAATATCTCTTTTATTAGACAAGGTTCCTGGAGTTCAGACTGTAAATGATGTAGATGTTATAAATAAGGTTGGAGTATCTAATGGGTACTCTCAATATGGTTATGATATAAAAGGTGCTACTAAAGATAAAGTTATATATCCTTCATTAGACCCATGTATATTTGAAATTAAATACCCTAGTACGGATATTAGAGGTAGAGTAACAACCCTATAATAATGGCAGTATATAAAATTTTTCCCACTAAAGATTCTACAATCTATTCAAGATACCCTAAAAGAAATACAGGGTTAGATTCTATATTAGAGGTTTCTGCAGATTATGCTACTTCTACACCACAAGTTAGTAGATATTTAATCCAATTTGATCAGACTAGTATTAATTCAATTTTTAATGATAAAATATCTGATAATGCTTATCAAATAAATTTAAAAAATTATATTTGCAATATAAATAATCTAAATTTAGACACCACTTTAGAAGTATATGCAACTTCAGGTTCTTGGGGAATGGGAACAGGACATTTTAATGATACCCCTGAAACACAAAATGGATGTAATTGGAAATATAAAAATTATGAGGGGGAAGGAGAGTGGACTACTTCTAATTTTTCTACGTATGTAACTGCTTCATATGGTCAAGAAACAGGAGGAGGTACTTGGTACACTGGTTCATCTCTAGAATTAAATGTTACACAATCTCAAGTTTATTCTTATAATAGCAATAAGGATTTAAATGTTAATGTTACTAATATTTTAAGAAATTGGTATAGTGCTTCAAATAGTTTAGGGGGTTTCTCCAATGATGGGTTTATGGTTAAATTGAGTAAAAATGATGAATTTATAGCAAATAGGAATGAACAGCCTAATATTAAATTTTACTCAGTAGATACTAATACTATATATCCCCCTGAGTTGCAATTTCAATGGGATGATAGAATTTATGCTACTTCCTCAGCAATTCCTACTATTACTACTACGGATATAGTAGCTACATTAGATAATAACCCAGGAACTTTTAAAAGAGATAGTATACATAAATTTAAAATAAATTGCCGCCCTCAATTTCCTACTCGTGTATATCAAACTAGTTCCCTTTATACTCAAAAAAATTATTTACCCACATCTTCTTATTATGCTATAAAAGACTTGGATACTAATGAATTTGTTATTAACTTTGATAACATTTATACTAAACTTAGTGCTGATAATTCTAACAATTATTTTACTTTATATATGAATGGTTTAGAACCTGAAAGATATTATAAAATATTATTAAAAATAGTTTTGGAAGGAGAAACTATTATATTAGATGATAATTACTATTTTAAAATAATAAATGGATGAAACAAAGAGTAGGTTTAAATAGAAAAGTTTTTGATAAAAATAAATTTGAAAAAACTATAGATAATTCGTTTGAAGAAATTATCCCCCCTACTGATGATATCCCTACCCCAGAACCTACTATAGGTCAATTTTTTCAAGATTATGCTACTCTTTTTTATGATATACCCAAAACAGGGGATGTAAATTCTCATGAATTTTTAATTAGGCAAAGCTCGGATTATGTAGAAGGTAATGTTATTAATAATGATATAGCAGCTCTTTTAGAAGAAATAAATTCTTTAAGACAAGAATTATTTGACTTAGAAGCACAAAGATTACAAGATTTAGCACAAACAGCCGAAGAAGCTGTGAATTTAGGAAATGGAGAGAATGAATAATAATTATATTATAAAAGATTCGGATGTAAATCCTTTTATAAGTTTTAATGAAAAAGACTTAAAATTAATACCATCATTTGATAGTGTATCCGAATTTAGACCTTCTTTAGATAAAGTTGAATTTTCTATTTATAATGAACAGGGAGTTTTAGAATATATTGATTATAATTATACAGATTATTCAATAACCTCAGGATATAATAGTAACACAGAAATAGCTAGTGAACTAAATATCGACCCTGGTCAAGACTTAATTAATGAAAAATTTGAACAAGGGGCTTATAATGTTGTTTATAATTTCTTAAGGGAAAAATTAAATACCTCCCCTGATAGTCCTTTATTCATTCAGCAAATTTCCTCGGATAGAACAGAATTAAGATTAGCTAGTAATATTTTTTCAAATGAAGAAATAGAGGCTACTACAAATTCTTTTATTGCAGAATTAAATGGTTCTCCTTTTTTCGAAGATTTTTATTTAAATTTTGGTAATAATATTTTAAGTATTGCTACTAATATTGCTTTAGATGATAGTAATGAAGAACAATATACTATCATAGTAAAATTATATGATCCTCTTCCATCCCAAATTTCTTTAAAGGATACTTTATGGATAGTATTACAAACCGCAGAAGTAATATCTTTTAATATAGAATTTACTCCTAAAGTAATACAACCTTCTCCACCTCTTTTTATTAAAGGTCCAAATTTAGATTTAAAAATAAAAGATGAAGTTAATAATTCTAACATATATCAAAGTTTAAATACTTTAACTTCTACTATTTTAACTTCTTCTAAAAATGAATTAAAAAGTATTTTAAATAATAAAGGAATTGAAATTGATGTAAATTATGAAGATTTTAATGATTTTACTTATTTTTCTTCTGCTACTACTAGGTTAGAAAATTTTTATTATAAAACTAAACAAATCACAGACTACCAAGAAGAAATAAATATCATTTTATCAGATATTACAGGTTCTACTTCTAGTTCTTTAGCGGTTTCTTCAAGTTTAGGAGTTTTACAAAATAATATTACTAATATAATAGAAAATTTTGATGGTTATGACAATTTTCTTTACTATACCTCAGGATCAGATTATACTTGGCCTAAATCTAATACATCTCCCCCTTATGTTTTAGAAACAACAGGATCTACTTCATTGATTAATTGGTATGGGCAAAAAATAACACCTAATTCTGCACCAACAGGAGTTTTAGGATCAGCTTCATTATATGATGAAAATAATTCTGATAGGTTAGTCAATACTCTTCCTTCTTTCGTTAAAGATGATCCTATAAATGGGCCTTATTTTTTGTTTGTTGATATGATAGGTCAACACTTTGATGTGTTTTGGACTTATACTAAAGCTATTGAAGATAGATATGATGGAGATAACAGATTAAATAAAGGTATTTCTAAAGATTTAGTAGCTGATGCTATTAGATCCATGGGAGTTAACTTATATCAAAATAATTTTTCTACAAATGATTTATATTCTTCATTTGTAGGAATTAATGCTTCAGGAAGTTTATTACCTCCTACAGGCTCAGAAATAATTGAAAACTATGTTACGGCATCCTCAGATATAACTAAATTAGATGATGTAAATAAAGAAACATACAAACGTATTTTTCATAACTTACCTTTCTTACTTAAAACAAAAGGTACAGTAACAGGATTAAGAGCATTAATTAATTGTTATGGCGTACCCGATACAATTTTAAGGATATCTGAATTTGGTGGTAAAGATGTAGATAATTCTAATGATTGGGATTATTATCAAAATAAATTTAATTACGCTTTATTCATCTCAGGAGCAAACCCTGCCCCAGTCAACAATGAAAGGAGCAATTTTGTAAAAATTCCTTGGAGTGCTGTTAATACTAAGTGGGGAAGTTCTGAATTTCCAGGAGGAACTACACCTTCTAATTTATTTTTTAGATTTAAACCTGAATCAAAACCAACTTCTTCTTTAGATACTATGGTCGCAAGTTGGGTAAACCCTTATTTAGTATTAGAATATACAGGATCCCAATCAAGTGGTTCATATTCAGGATCTATAGCTTCAGCTTCTAGTAACTTTGCTACAATGCATTTTATTACATCCTCAACAGGAGACAAGGCATTTTCAGTTACCGCTCCTTTTTATGATGGGAATTGGTGGTCCGTGGACTTAGCAGTTAGTTATAGTGCAGATAATCCGGGGGGGCATTTAAGGGTAGCTAATAGTATATATGAAGGACATGATGGTTTTAAAATTGGGTATACAGCTAGTAATGAAGGGAATTTAACAGAATATAGTGATTGGAATTCATCAAATCTTTTCATCCCAGGTATTATTCAAGCTAGAAATGTTGGTAGTACAACTTATAATACTTTAACAGGATCATATCAGGAAATAAGATATTACAATATCACACAAAGTGAAGAAGTTTTTCATGATTACGTAATGAATCCTTATTCTATAGAAGGAAGACATTATTCATCTTCTGCTAATAATTTAATATTTAGAGCACCTTTAGGAAGCGATTTAATCACAGACACCGGAAGTTTAATATCAACCCACCCTAAAGTTACAGGATCTTTACTTTTAATTACTTCATCCTTTACTAATAATAGTAATTACTCTATAAGTAGTTCACAATTAGAAGGATACGCTAATTCAAACTTTGTTCCTCAAACAGAATTTATTTATTATGACCAACCCGCAGTTGGTATAAAAAATCGCGTTTCTGAAAAAATAAGATCGGTAGATAACATACTCCCATCGGGAGATGTTTTAACTCCATATAGGACAATACAACAACGTTATCCACAAAGTGAAAGTTACACCCGTGATATAAATCATGTTGAAGTAGCATTTTCTCCTCAAAATGAAATAAATGATGACATTAATTCATCTATGGGATATTTTAATATAGGAGAATATATTGGCGACCCAAGACAAATTTCCTCTTCCAACACTTCTTACCCAGATCTAAATAAATTAAGGGATGATTATTTCCAAAAATATTACAAAACTTATGATTGGAAAGATTATATAAGACTTATTAAATATTTTGATAATTCTTTATTTAAAATGCTTAAAGATTTTGTTCCCGCAAAATCTAGTATTACTACAGGTGTAGTAATTAAACAACATTTATTAGAAAGAAATAAACAAAAACCACCAATTGTAAGTTATACTAATAATCAATATTCGGGTTCTATTTACTCAAGTTCTGTAATTGGAAATATTGAAGGAGGAGCAGCAGGAGTATTTAACTATGTAAATATTAGTGGATCCGGTATTACATCTTCAGTATCCCCCCAGTTAACTCAAAGTTGGGCTTATGGTGTATCTGGACCTTCTGGCACTTTTACATTAACTCAATCTTCTCAGGATGAGTTTTATAATGGAGAATTAAGTGGGTCGGATGAAATAGCTACTGATGGAGTTTTCTTAAAAAATAATCCTTATGCAACCCCTTCTACGGATATTAATACTTATAATATTAAAGTGTTTAGAGGAGATGGAAGTGATAATAGAGGACAAAATACGGATCAAATTGTTTCTGAAGCAGATATGTTGGTCTCAAATGAATATATTAACTATCCTGGATTGACTTTTAATTGCATTAGAAATGTACCAAATGCACCTTCTGTATACTTAGAAAAAGGGGAAATGTCAAACATATTGCAATCATATTCTAATTTGGATAGCTTAGGATTAAATCAGCAAGCTTATTTATTGTTAGCCCAATTTTCCGGGTCAGATAGTTATAATGGTGATCCTTATAATAAGTATTATGCTTCTTCTTCTTTGGAATATAGTGATTATGATACTATATTATTACCTTCATTCCAAACTCAAAACAATGGTGGCAATGCCTTTTATTCTTTTTATTCTAGGATGAATTATGGCTCTCATGTTAAAGTACAAGCTTTTAGTGATCCTTCTAGATATTTAATATTTAGATTTTCTTCTTCTTCATTTCATGATTTTGGGTTAGGAACTACATACAATGAAAATTCAAATGGAGATACTTATGCTTTTAACAATTGGGTAATTCTAAGTAGTGGGTCTGTAATACAAAGTCAAGGTGAAATAGGGGGTAATGAATTAGTAACTATGTATATAGATAACCCTCAAGTTCCTAATAATGGTATTTTAATAAGAGACTTTTTAGATACTTCATGGTCTACCCCTGAAGGGAGTTTATATTTATTTTATGATACAGGAAGTAATTTAGATTAATATGGCTACAAAAGGAATAAAAAGAATAAGAATTAATAATATTGGTCGAGAAGGGATTGATAATATAAAAGGACTTCGACAAATTGAAGAAATTAATATTAATCACCCTAAAGGAATTAATCCTGAATTTGAAGAATCATTAGATACCACTAAAGTATTAGGAGGAAATTCTACTTATCCTATTAAAAGTACTAAACAATTAAATAATGAATTTTTATTAGGTACTTCTAATGTTGATGTTAATTTACTCCAAAATATATATCTTGACACATACGTGTCGGCAAGTGTTCAAAACATTGGAAATTCTATTAGAACCTTTGCAATTACATCACCACTAAGTTTTGGAGGAGTAGAAGGATATGAAAATATTCAGGATTTACAATATGCCTTTCAGGGTCCTGGGTCGTCCCTTCAAAGCTTTGATAGAGATATAGATGGTAATGTTGAAGGATGGTGGGCTAGTAATCTGTTTAAGATTAAACAATTACCAAATACAGTATTTAAAATTAGTGGAGAATTTGAATTTGAAGGGACCCAAAAAGAAGTTGAAATTTATGCTACTATAGCAGACAGAGGACTATGGGGAGGTACAACGTTTAATTATAAGAATCCTACTATCTTTCCCGATAAAAGAGCATTAGGTTATTTACCTCTTCAAAAGTTTACAGTTACAAATACTGGGGGTAATCCTGAAGTAGTTCCTTTTGAATTTATGGTAACTCAATCTTATTCTAGGATATTAAATGCTCCTTTAGGACCTTCATACACAAAAACTGTATATTTTGAGGATGGAAATTCTGAGGTAGTAAGTAGTGATTATCAAGAATGGGGGTTACTTATGGGAACAAAAGAACATCTTATTAATGGCTTTTCAAGCAAAACACTTGGAAACAATTCATTTATAAAAATAGAACCTATTACAATTGTAAATGCTGATTTACCTTATGGTCAGCCTAAACCATCAGGTGGTGGGTTACAAGATCTCATAGGTGACCTTGTTCAACCCCCCTCATCAAAATTTACAGAATTTGACTCTACTATAACCCCCTCAGAGCTTGACGTAAATCGCATCTATTCAGGAGGAGAAGCTTTTTATTATGATGATTATCGATATATAAATTTATGGGATAATCAGGAATTTGGAAGCACTACTCCACCATCGAACATTACAGAACAAGTAATAACAGGTAGACTTTCTACTTATGCTGCCACAGGATCTATTAATGCATGGTCTCAGTTAGATATTAATGGTAATCCTTTAGTAGGATGGAGATATAATAGTTTAAGATCTACATCATCTTTAGTACCTATTAATAATAATAATGATAACTATTCTATATCAGAATTTAACCCACTTATAGATAATGCTATTGATATTCGTCCTTCTAATATTTATTATAACTTAAATTATAATAGAGGAATTACTGAACCCCTAAATAAATCTCAAATTATAAATCAAACTGCTATTAAAGCAACAGTAGTTGATTCTAATTATAGTAGTAAAGGATGGAGTAATTTAAGATATAATGGTAGTAGAGTTAGTTCTAATAATATAAACCAAAAATAATATGGGAAGTTTTGAAAATAGTATAGATATTAGTTTTTTAGGAACTAAAAATGCTCTTGCAGAACCTGTGGTAGAACAATATTCTGAATATGTTGGAGTATTTAAAGGAATAGGTTCTTCTACTCCTATGATAATTAATAATTCTTCATTTTTTCTTACTTATTTAGTAGATTCTAAAGGAAATACTTATAAAATAGCAGACGATAGTGATATATTAGGAGATGTTAGGGCAAATTTTTTAAATTACCCCACATTAATATCTCGTTTAGACCAAGCTACAGAATTAAATGAGAACTTAGCAGGAGAACATAAAATAACTTCTATAGGAACTCCAACCCCTTTATTATATTCACAAATAGGTAGTGGAAGAAACGATTCGGTTAATCAAATAACCCTTCTCCCTTTTGGAATTGAACCTGAGAATGCTTCGGGGTTAGCTAGCTTTATAACTACCCTTACAAAAGACACTTTAGAAACTTTAAGTGATCTTAATAGTCCAAATGATTTTGAGTTTATTACAAATTATTCATATAATACCCCTGAACCCGCAGCTAATGTCACTGTAGACTTAGGTACACCTCTTACAGGAACAGGTTCTATAACACTAGATAGTTTCCCTGACCCAGATTCTTTGAGTTCTTTGTTATTTGAAGCTCAATTAACCCTTAGAAGTAGAGGTAATGTACTTAATTTAAACCCAGGAGATGCTGCTACTTTTACTTTAAGTATTGAACATATTAGAAGTGATGGTCAACCTGTTGGGCTTCCTCCCCAACAATCTAAAACTTTATCTAGACCAGATGGAAGCGATGAAGGGAGAGGAGGGGGAGGTACAGATTCAGGGGGAGAAAATGATTGGTTTGAAACATTTTTTTCTTTTCAATGGCAGGCTCTTAGATCGGAATTTGAAGATGGAGATGAAATTTATTTAAAACTTACTAGGAATGAAGGAAATTATTTTACTCCCCAAATAAAAGACGCTAGCTTTGGAATAATATCTCAAAACCCTCCAGCAGCTTCCCCTCCAAATTTTGATAATCAAAATCCTAAAGGATATTGGGAAACTGGGTCAAATATGGTATTGACTGCTTCAGCCTATTTATCAGAACAATATGGTAATATACAACGTCCTTTAACTTCTTCAGAAGATTTTGGATTTCCTCCAATAAAAAATCCTTTTTTAATAGAAAAAGGAGATAAAATTAGATTTCAATTTAATGAATCTAATACTTACACAATATATAATACAATCCTCCCTTCTTCTCCTGAATCATCTGGGAGTAGGCTATATTTGATATTAAATACACAAGTTCCTAGTAACTTAAATTCTAATAATTTTGTATTATACAGAATAGTTAATGATGGTCAATTTATTACTATAGATGCTCCAAAAAACCAATCAGAAACGACTGAATTTACAGGATTAGTTTTACCTAAATATCTAAACCCAGATTTTAAGGAAAATCTTAATGCTACAATTCAACAATTAAAACAAGATGGGGTAATTGAAGAATAACTTTATATATATTTATTAATATAATTAAAAACAATGGGATATTTAAATAACGCAGTTATAACTGTAGATGCTATTTTAACTAACAAAGGTAGAGAATTATTAGCAAGAGGTGATGGTTCCTTTAAAATTACACAATTTGCCCTTTCAGATGATGAAATTGATTATACTTTATATAACCCAACTCATCCCTCAGGAAGTGCTTTTTATGGGCAAGCTTTAGAAAATATGCCTTTATTAGAAGCATTCCCAGAAACTACTCAAAATTTAAGATATAAATTAGTAACTTTACCTAGAGGTACTGCAAAAATGCCTGTTTTAGATTTAGGTATATCTCAAATTACTTTAAAACAAGGTGCTTCTATTGTTGTAACCCCCCAAACCTTAAATTATTTAGGAGCTAATCAAGTATTTGAATCTAGTGGCTACACAGCTACTTTAGCAGATGTTAGAACTATGAATAGTTTCCAAGGAGTAGGTATTACTTCAACTCAAGCAACTAATTTAAATTCTACTCAAACTTTAGGTACTAATGTTTCTAAAACTGTTATAGGTACTTCTATTAATCTAACAGCTACAACTGTTAATACTTTATTTGGTACAGGTCAAACTCAACTTAATACTACCTTACAAATAGTAGGTAGAGATAGTGGGGCTAGATTAACTATTCCTGTTAAAGTAACTAAAACAACAACATAATTAAAATATGTCATTTAAAAGATTAGATCCCGAAGATTTTTTAATAAGTGCTGATAGTATAACAGCAGGAGCTTGGACTGGAGATTCTCCTACCTTAACTAGCTTTAATAAATCTACAACACAAGAAGCAGCGGCTAGCGGTAATTATTATTTAAATGTTTACCAAACAACAGCTACTGATGCAAACGCCCAAGTTCAATTTAATATAGCTTACGGAGACGGGAAAGGATCAGGTTCTTTATATTTTGATTCAGGAATACCCGGTAAATCTCCTACATCTGCAGTGTATGGGCAATTCCAAAACATTGTTTTAGGGGATGAAAATATTAATTTTAACTTTGGGGGAACTA